TTCAAGGGGATAGTGAAAGTGGATTTTATGACACAACAAAAGTATTAAATTTCTTTTCAGATAAAAAAGTTATAACAAACTTTACGGATGTAAAATCAACAACCGATAGAAGACCATTCAATTACTTTAATTGGCAAGAAAATTCAATATTACAAAATACCGCAAATGGTGATGACCTTTCAAATATTACCACAGGTACAAATTTAAAACAATTCTTTGATGAGAGGGTTGATAACACCAAAAAAGTTGTGTTGGAAGGATCAGTTTATTATTCTAACTACACAAACAACGTTACTGCAACACAAACTACTTCCATTCTGAACACACCCTACTTTGTTAATTCATTTACTCAAGGTGTTCAGAATTTCAAACAAAATGAAAGTCACCCGTTCAAAGCTGCAGCTTATTTGTTCTTGAACTCACTACCTTTAGCCACAACACTTGAGAGATATATCACCAAAAAAGAAAACTCAAACGAGTTTTTGAATTATATCGCATCCACGATGACCAAGTTTTCAGGTATTCATAAATTACCGTTTGCTTGGGTGTTAAAATATGGAAGTATTTGGAATAGATATAAAACTTATATTGAAACGGGAGTTGATTTCTTGGATGAATGTTGGAAAGATATAGATTATACTGGATTATATGACCCTATTGGTAGCGCAACCACAAAGACATATAGTTCATCTACCGTAACTTACACGATGGTGACTCAACAACCCACCATTAACAACTTCCAAGTTGGTTTTTATCCAAAATTAGTAAACGACCTGACTTATCTTTATGTTGGAAAAAATGTTTTCAGTGGTTATACCGATTCTGAATTTCAAAATGCACTAAATCAGGGGTTAAACATCAAAGAAAATACCACATCAAGATTTTTCCAAGTAGGGGAGGGTGTTCAAAATCAATTTATTTCGTCAGGATATTATTCGTATTTTGATCTTGGATCATTAGTGGATCTATCAGGAACAGGTGTTAATGATTGGATATTATTTCCAAGTATTGGAGGACTTAGATTTAATCAAACCTCACTTGAATATTTTAAAGATGGAGTATTCAACACAAACTTAATAAATAATAAATCATACTATAACGGAACGGCGAGGATGAGTTGGAATTCACCAAACTTTGGGTATTTCAACACATCCACAATTAGAAAACCAACACCGAGTGAATATATGAAGGTTATCTTCTCAGGTGAAAATAAAGTTCAAGAGTCATTTACCTTGGCTGCGAGATATTCATCCATTGAAGAAATATTTGGTGTTTTTGATAAGGCAACTTTGGACTTATTTGAACAGATGTTTTTGAAATTCTGTGAACATCCAAAAGATTATGACAACGCACAACTTGGGTCGGGTAATTTTAAGAACATTCTAACAGACAACTTACTTTTAGAAACGGAAAACTTCAAATTCAAAAACTTTGTTGGTGTACTGAAAGAATTTTTCAGAGTAAATCCATCTGATGTTTCTTCGGATTCAACTAAATTATCTTATGAATTATCCTCTTTCCAAGAAAAAAGGATTTTGAGTCATATAACCGCATTTATGAACTTGGATGTTGTTTTAAAAATTGGAAATTGTGGAAATTATGATAGAAAATTATTTGATAGTTTATCAGGAAATCAAACACTTATACCTACCGATCCCGATACTTTTGAAAAATATGAATTAAATACATTACCGACTGGTGGTGGAACAATTACTCTTTTACAATCAAAGGCGTTAAATCCTGATGCTTGGATTACATTAGAAGAGTATGTGGGATTTTCAACAATATCGGGTCTCACATATACCGATAGTGGTTCATATATTACCGATTTCTTCCCCACGATGGACATTGCATTCACATCGGGTAATATACAACTTTTAAGTAAGGTAATTAAGATTTTTGCAAATGAAAAACTTAAAAATCCTTCATTAACAAAGACACAATTTCAAACAACACTTACGGACTATATTAATTCACTAAATGAAAACCATACAAATGTTTTAAACTATACACTCCAACAAGTCAAAAACCAAATACCAACTGTAATACAAAAACCGGTGGACTTTACCTCAAGAATTGATGGTGATGTTGTTAAAAATGACCTTTGGAGATTATTTAAAACATTGGACGAAAAATGGATTGCGGGTGGAAACTTTAAAGAAAAAACAATATTTGAAGAATTCTTATTTTTTGATAGAAGAAATCGGGACATTGGTCAAAAATTCATAGTTGATGTTTACTCAATAAGAAAATATCTTTCTGATAAAAGAGAAAAAACTTCTTTAATTAATTTTATAAGTGGTATATTTCAAGACAACAGATTTAATTTCTTTGCGTTACCTTCGTATGTTAATTTCTATGGAATTCAAGAACCTGGATTGAATACAGGGCCAACCATTGGTAGTGATGATATTGGATCTCTAGCGTTTGGAACCTTCTTGGAGGTTGACTATCAAGATTCAAAACCAAAATATCTTTGTCAGTTTGTTGGAAAACTTAGTGAACACTTACAAGTTGGTGAAAATTATTATTTTGGTTCAGACGGATTGAATTTAGAAAATCCAACCGAAAATACTTTGATAGATACAAATCAAGATCAAAATGCGGATTTGGGATTGAGTAATAAGGTTGTTGCTTTTGCAGTTGACTTCGGAATACAGAACCAAAATATATTCACCTCAATGGCTTTGGATCAGGCACAACATAAAGTTACCGCCGAATCTTTGGATATTATGATGGCGTTAGCGAATCAATACAACTCAAACTCAGCAATGCCACAACCTCAAGGTTTATATGACCTTTATAAGAGTAGAAGTTATTCCTGTGAGGTTGGATGTATGGGATCTATGTTGATTCAACCAACGATGTATTTCCAATTGAGAAATGTTCCAATGTTTTCAGGGGCTTACCTTATTTTGGGAGTAGAACACGACATAAGAACAGGTGGTGAATTTACAACCAAATTCAAAGGAACGAAGGTTTCAAAATATGAAGACGAAACACCGGAACAATTGGTCACTGCGGTGAATAGAAATTATTTAAATAAAATTAAAGATAGAATTAAAAAATACAAAACCGAAGAAAATTTCATCTTGGCGACTCAAGTGGATGACCAAGCGGCTACTTCATCACCCACTGGTCCGGCATCAGATAGTCAAACTTGTGAACGAAAAATAGATGCGATATTCAATCAAGTTCCGAGAAAGGATGGTTCAGTAACTTCTGTGACAAATAATATTGACGATCAGACTCTGTTTGATATTATATCTCAAGTCACAACAAATAAAAAAATTGGTATAAACGCTTTTGTGTTCCCACATCTTCTATACAATTATGGAAATTCACCTGTGTATGTTCAAAATAATTTATATAATTTTATTTTAGAAAGCGCAAACAATAGAAAACTGTTGGGTACTGACGGAGTTTATTCGGAAACTAACAGTTATATTGATGGATGCTTGTGTTATCAGTTGGCGGATAAAAATGTTGTTCCGTTGGCAACATTTGCCTCTCCCCAAAAATGTGTTCAAGCTTTTGTAAGTATAAATGAAAAATGGATTGACGCTCTTATGAAAAATCCAACAATTTCAGGAACGACTTATAATATTGAACCAATAAGTAATATGACAGATACTGATAAAGAACAGTTGTTCAATACTATTAAAAATTGTTGGACAAAATATAAACAAACTATAGGTGGTTCAGTTCTCGCTGCGGATGATGCAAAAATTCGTAGTAATATGAATCTTTACCTTTCTTTACTATAGTGATATTTATAAATAAAAAATGACCACAAAAGAAACATTAGATAGATTCTTGGGTAAGAATACAAGAATTACGGAAAGGTCTATTGGACCCAACCAAAAAGAAGTTTGTGATTTAGACACAAATGAGTGTTACATTATTTCAACCAGTGATGGACTTATTGAAAGAGTGGACAATAACCGAATTACCAACCGTAATGTTCAAGTAAGAACAAGTGGAGGTATAAAACAACTTTTAAACGATTAAAAAAATGTCAGCAGAAAAAAGAATTTTAGAAGAAATCAAAAGATATCGCCAAATCAACAAATATATTGTAGAACAAGAATTAGGTGCTGAGACACCTGATACCGGTCTTGACGCAGCGGCAACACCCGATTTAGCAGCGCCTGATGCGGGACTTGATACTCCAGCTCCTGATGCGGGAGCGGAAGCAACTCCAATCGATACGGCGACGGATCCTGATGTTGAGAAAGTTGGTGAACCTGAAACTACAGATGTCACCGACACTACAGAAACAACAGACAGTGGTACTGAAGAATTGGACATCACCGATTTGGTAACAAAACAAGATGATATTTTATCAAAGCAAAGTGAGATGAATGACGCAATTATCAATCAATTAAACTCACTTCAAGATAAGTTAGGGGAGATTGATAAGATTTTCCAAAAAGTTGATAGTTTGGAAACTAAGTTTGAAAAATACAGACAAAAAACACCAGAAGAAAAATTACAATTGAGATCGTTAGATTCTTATCCATATAGTCAAAAACTTACCGATTTTTTTGATGTAAAACAGGATGAGATGGAAGCTTCAGGTAAGAATGAATATGTTTTGACAGATGATGAAGTAACCAACTACGATGCTAGTACAATCAAAGGATCTTTTAACACTTACGATGAAAGTTTACCTTTGAACAGATATTGATTTAGGACAATTTTATAACTATTATTAAGGGGTCAACGGTAAAATCCAAGACCCCTTTTTTATTTGACAATACGAAACTTTGAATCTAACTTTTATCAAACCTTTTAATTAACACATTATGGCAACATCTTTAGACGCGGTACTGGCTCAGTACGAAAAAAACACCAAACCAACCGGTAATGGTAACTCAATGGATCGTGAAGATCGGTTGAAGAAGTATTTTACAACTATCCTTTTGCAAGGAGAAACCTCAGGACGGAAGCGAATTCGTATCCTACCAACACCTGATAATTCTTCACCATTTAAGGAAGTTTGGTTCCACGAAGTACAGGTTAACAAACAATGGCTCAAACTTTATGACCCAGGAAAGAACGAAAATGAACCCTCACCTTTGAATGATCTATATGACGAACTTATGTCTACGGGTAAGGCTCAAGATAAAGAACTTGCAAGTCAATATCGGTCACGTAAATTCTATATTGTTAAGGTAATTGACCGTGATGCGGAAGAGGATGGTGTAAAATTCTGGCGATTCAAACACAACTATAAGAACGAAGGTGTATTGGATAAGATCATTCCGATTTGGCGTGAAAAAGGTGACGTTACCGATCCAACCAAAGGACGAGACCTTATCATCACCCTCACAAAGTCCAAATCTCCGAATGGAAAAGAATATACCACAATTCAATCCATTATGCACGACGACCCATCCCCTTTGTCCACAGACAAAAAACAACAAGAGGAGTGGCTGGCTGATGAATTGACTTGGGATGATGTGTACTCTAAAAAACCTTATGAGTACCTTGAGGCGATCTCTCGTGGAGAGACCCCACGTTGGGACAACGCAACGGGTAAATATGTTTACGGTGAAGAAGGAACATCTGAGTTTGGTGGTGGAGGAACAACAGATGAAGAAAGTGACCTTGACCCACAACACAACGAACTTCCTTCAGCGGAACTTCCATTCTAAAAAACAAAACCTACAGATGGTACCGACATTCGTGTCGGTACCATCATTTTAATTAACTAACCTAATATTATGGCAATCAAGAAAAAAGATTTTACTTCGGTAAAGAAGAAGTTTTCAACTTCGGCAAAATACAAACCACAAAAATACCTTGATTTGGGTCAAGAATTTTTGGACGCGACAGGTATGCCAGGACCGGCACTTGGTCACCTTAATATGTTCTTGGGTCACTCCGATACGGGTAAGACAACCGCACTTGTAAAATCGGCAGTTAACGCACAACAAAAAAATATCCTTCCTGTTTTTATTATCACAGAACAGAAATGGAGTTTTGATCACGCCAAAATTATGGGATTCCAATGTGAAGAAGTTGTTGATGAAGAAACAGGTGAATTGGATTGGGACGGATTTTTCCTTTTCAGAAACGACTTTGATTATATTGAACAAATCACTGATTATATCAATGAGGTATTGGATGCACAAGATAAGGGAGATATTGACTACGATCTTTTATTCCTTTGGGACTCAGTGGGTTCCGTACCTTGTAAGATGACCTTTGATGGTAAAGGAGGAAAACAACACAACGCATCGGTTCTTGCTGACAAGATTGGGATGGGTATCAACCAACGAATTTCGGGAAGCCGTAGATCAGACAGTAAATACACCAACACTTTATTGGTAGTAAATCAACCTTGGGTTGAACTTCCCGATAATCCATTTGGTCAACCAAAAATTATGGCAAAAGGAGGTAATGCAATATGGTTAAACTCATCATTGGTTTTCTTATTTGGAAATCAAAAGGGGGCGGGTACCACCAAGATTACCGCAACTAAAGATAAGAGAAGTGTAAAATTCGCATCAAGAACCAAAATTTCTGTTATGAAAAACCACATCAATGGATTAGGATATGATGATGGTAGGATTATTGTGACACCTCATGGATTTTTACATGGTAAGGACAGTGCTGAGGAAAAAGAATCAATTGAGAAGTACAAAAAAGAACATTCAGAATATTGGAAAGATATATTGGGTATGGATGGGGATTTTGATTTGAAATACGATCGGGAAGAAGAATAAAAGTGAGAACTTTATTAGTTGATGGAAATAACCTCCTGAAAATCGGATTTCATGGAGCTAAGAACTTATACTCTAAAGATAAGAAAGTAGGAGGTATTTTCCATTTTTTGAATACACTTAGAAAACAACTTACAGAATATAACTACGACAAGATTCTTGTATTTTGGGATGGTGAGTATAACTCTTTGGAAAGGAGAAAGATTCTTGCGGAATACAAAGCAAATAGAATAAAATCTGACGACTTTGACACAGAATCCTTTTACGAACAAAAAAACCGCATCCAACTTTATTTGGAAGAATTCTTTGTAAGACAAGTGGAACAAGCAGAATGTGAGTCTGATGATCTAATTGCTTTTTATACTCAAAATTCTGACAACGAACAAGTTACAATCTATTCGGGAGATAAAGATCTAACACAACTGATGAAAGAAAATGTGTGGATCTATAACCCATTTAAGGGACTAATAAAGTATGGAGAAAAGATTCAGATAGTAAAAGATCTGTATGTTCCATCAGAAAATATGGCGGTCTTTAAGATCTTTTGTGGTGATAAGTCAGATAATATTAACGGAGTTTATTTTTTAGGTGAAAAGACATTAGTTAAATTATTTCCCGACCTATTAACAAAAAAGATGGAAGTGGAAGAAGTGTTGGACTTGGCTGAAAAACTTTTTGAAGAAAACAAAAACAACAAAACGTTACAAAACCTTTTGACTGGTAAAACAAAAGATGGTATATTTGAAAAAGAACTTTATGAAGTCAACAGGAAGTTAATTGATCTACGAAACCCACTTTTAACAC